ACCCGGCTTAACGTGCGCCAAATTGGCGGGCATTACCAGTTTTTTAATCGGTGGATGCACTCGAACCGGGCTTACTCTTTAGGCCGTTAGACGCAACCAGCCCGCTAAGTGTGCCAGTAAGAAAAACCAGCAACGTGCTTAATAGGTCAATTAGTTGCGCGTCAGTTGGGGCTTGCTCGGTTGGCTGATCTACAAACAGGATGCCGTAAATAAACGCCATGACGGTAAACGAAAAACAGATAGCCATAAGGCGGCCAACGAAAACTATTAGCCCCGCGTGTTGCTGTTCAGGTGTCTTAATCACAAGCGGCCTTAGTGAAACATTGGTATTCAATATTCGTTTTAGAAACTGTGCAACCACTACAACCCCAAACTACTACGCCGATTAAAAGCACGTAACCGATCATAAAACGCCATTTCATTAAGGGGCTGGCGAGTAAGGGTTTGCGTCTTTAATTGCTTGCACCGCGTTATCCCAATCTGCTTGGGTTTTTGTTCCACGCTGCCACTCAAAAAAAATCGGGTCGCTGGTTTTGATGTATTCCTTGTGGCGTGTATTGCTTACCGCCTCGTGTTGGCTTTCATAATTGACTTGTGGCCATAGTGCGTCTAGTTGGGCTTGTGTTGGTTTTGGTGTTTCGTCTAACCATGTCAAACCTGCGTATTCGGTGCCGTCAAGTGTCCAATTTGTGCCCGGGTATTTGCTAGTCAAAATTGCTGAATAATCAATCATGCTGGAATCTCCATCAAAATTAGGCTAGATGAACCACCAAACGCGGTATCACTCGCGCGCCGACCTACATACGAAGTTCCTGCAGAAGTTTTTACCTGCAATTTGTACGTGGTTGCCGATGTTGTTGCAGGACTATCCACAAACATAATCGGCGTAGTCCACATACCGGTATTCGATTGACCAGCGTTTGATGAAATAGCGTTGTATGTACTGCCACCAGTACCGTTACCGATTGCCGTTGAAGTCCGCACTAGTTGGACTGTCACAAACTCTGACGACGAAGTGCCTGTGTTTATTTGACCTAGACACATAATTCGACTTGTCGCTGCAGTCGGCGTAATAGATACTGATAAGCCTGTTACGTCAATAAAACTGGTGCTAGTAAAACTAAATGCATCAGCCTTGAAAACACTGGCAACTTGTCCGCCTAACGCGCCAAGTGATATCCACGATGCGCCGTCATAATACTGAGTTGCGTTAGTTGCTTCAATGTAAGCAAATTGACCTTCGGCAAGTGTTTTTTCACCTGCACCGCCAAACGCCGCATCACGCGTAACAGTCGTTGCAAAAACTGGTATTCCAGAATTTGTGATATTTAGGTCGGCTGCAGTCAAAACCTCGGCTGCGACATAAACCGGAACTGTTGTAACTGCATTTGCTCCCATAGTGCTCCTTATCCTAAAACATTTAACTCGTCAAGTGTGCCATATACAGGGTCATCTAAAATTAACTCAAACACAATTACCGTAGGGGCCGTGTAATAGGTGACGCGATGCCCGGTCACAAAATCTATTCGATGCTCTACGCCCTCTACGCTTAACTCTTGGGCTACCTCACCGCCAGCAATGGTGTTGGTAATGGTGATCGTGTCGCCAATGTCTACTAGGGCTAGCGTCTCGCGTTGCGGGGTAGTCAGCATTAGGTAATCGGTTTGCACCCCTGTAAATGTGGCCTCAGGTTCCCCAATCAAAAGGTAACTGGCAAGCGTGGCAGCTGCCGTAGCGTTATGTAGCAGGCTGTCAGTAATGCTCACCGTTTGGATAAGGTACTTTGCTTGGCTGGCTAGATCGTCTGCAACCTCGGGGCTGGTAGCGCCTAGGTGTTGCACGCTGGCGCGGTTTACGATCTGATCGGCGTTATATGTTATGGCCAAATTGTTGTACGGAATTTGGGTTCCGTCATCGTGAAAATCGGCCACCGGTGCGCTAATGGTGTTGCCTATTCGAGGGTCACTATTTAGCACCCCGTTACGTGCCATAAAGATACGGCCCTGTTCGGCTGCCTGTATTTGATCTATGTACGCCTTTACGTTGGTGCCGTTGGCAATGGTGTAGGCAGCTGCACCGCCAAGGGTTTGGGTGCCGGTAGAAATGTCACGGCTGGCTAGCGGGTAGGCAACCTCGGGCAGGTCAAGTATTGCCGATAGCCGAGCGCTGCTCAATTCCTCGGATACGTTAAATTCATCCATTGAGGTTTGGGCTAGTAAATAGAAATCGTCAGCGCAATAAACCATAACGGTATTATTTCCGCCCAATTCATACGAATAGTCATAATTCACGATCTGCCCGGCAAACAATTCCACAAACGTATTAAGGCTGTTGTAACGCCCAAACGAAACCCGCCTCAATGGCGCAAGCGTAAACTGCCCTGCAGGGTCTACAAACGGGCTAGACGAATACAGCGGGTTTAATATCCCACCCGCCAAACTGTCATCTAGCGTAAACGTCATAGTGCCAGCGCTGAACTGGTCGCCTATTTCACGCCTGCCACGGTTTACGGTAATGCTTTTGCTGTATTCCATCATTGGGGCAAACTCGGTAGTACCGTCTAAAACGTATGTGGTGTTATCTAATACGCCTTTAGTGGCGCTATCCAAGGTAAACGCATCTAACTGAAAACCTGTATCTATAAATAGTTCATAGTCACCGCTGGCAATAACCGAGGTAGCCATTACGAAACCGCGATATTTGCCGGGCCTGCCGCCCTGTTGTATGCGCGTATAGCGTTTACGATTGCTTCGCCAGCGGTTGCGTTAGGTACAAGGGTGCTTAAATTTATGGTCATGTTGCCGCCACCCGGCATACCCATATCGCCGCCAACCTGCATAGGCGTAACCGATGGTACCGGTGGGCGTGTGATCGCTTCGCTGAACCCCGCGCTAATGCCCTTAATGTCAGCCAGTTTAAGACCTTTAGCCTTAAGCCTTTTTTGGGCTAGATCAAACGCCGCCTCGACACCCTGTAAATATGCTTGCGCGTTATCTACACCGGCTTGGAACCATTGCGCTGCAGCCTGTTGGCCGATGGTTGCCGCTGCGTTATCGGCTGCCATTACTAAATCGTTGGTTTCGGCAATAGCGCTAGCCCCGCCTGCAATTAGTTCAGCTGCAATAGCCGCGCCGCTTTCCCCGCCAGCATCTAAAACCGCTTGTAACGATTGCTGGCTTAAGCCCATTTGCAACAGTGTTTTAACGTCGTTGCCATATTTGACAATGCCGGCTACCTGATCGCGCAAGCCTTGTAGAAACCCTGCCCCTGTTTCGTCGCCTGCGTCTTTAGCATCAGCAAAACTAAACGCCTCTTTTATGCTGTCGCTTACGTTTGTAGCAAAATCGCTAAACGCTGTTTGGGCATCCACTAATTGTTTTTGTGCATCCTCGAGCGCTGCCTTAAGATACTTTTCTAACGCCTCGGTTGCCTCTTTTACTTTGTCTGCCATGCCCTTAGCGGCTTTACCTGCACCGCCTAAGCCTTTTTCTACCGCGCCAAGCCCGCCGTTTATTTCACTTAGTTGCGGGCCAAACGGTTTAATGGTTTCTATGCTGGTTTTAGTTGCTTGCTTAAATGCTAGAAACGCGCCCGCTGCAACTACCAGCCCGGCAGCGATTGCGGCAGCGCCAACACCAATAGTTAGCGCGGTGTTAGCAGCTGCAGCCGATGCAGCAAGTGACCAATTAAGCGCGGTAGTAACAATGGTTACAGCGTTAGCAACTAATTGCGCTGCCTTAAACGCAATAAGGGCGGTGGCAATGGCAGCAATGGCGGTACCTACGGCAAGCATTGTGCCTACGTGATCTTGCGCCCAATTACCAAAACTGATAAGCGCGGGTAGTACGGCTTCCACGGCTGGCAGAATTGCCATACCGATTGCCTCGGCGGCTTCACTTAGCGCAATGTTTAAGCGCTTAAATTTGCCCTCTACTGTGTTGGCTGCAACGGCTGCAGACCCGCCAAACGTGCTAGCCAAATTGGCCATAACCTCATCGAGGCTGGCACCGTCTTTAATCATTGAATACAACTGAGGCGATAACTGTTTGAGCGCTTTATAGTTTCCGCCATACGCCTTGGATAATGCGTCGCTCACGGTTTGTAAATCAACACCGGTACCAGCGGCAACATCCATGGCAAGGGTGAGCGCGGTGTTAGCGGTAGATAAATTCTGTGTACCTAAAACAAGTGACGCCAACGCCGGGCGTAGTTCATCATCGGCAACGCCTGATTGCATAGCCATAGCGCTAATAGACTTTTCGGTAGCGTTTATTTGTTCGTCAGTAGCACGAACCACGTTTTGTAGCGTCTTGGCTAATTTGGCTTGCGCGGCGCTGTCCTCTATGGCAGCTTTAACGCTGTAACCAGCGGCAGCGGTAAGCGCACCTAACGCGGCAACGGCTGGCAAAAATGCTTTACCTGCAATAAACCCGGCACGTTCGCTATTGGTTTCTAGTTTCTTTAATTGGGTTATTGCTTTAGTGAACCCTGAACCGTCAAGGCTGCTAATAATCGGTATGTTAATTGCCACGGTTGAACCCTAATTTTCTGTTAGTGCGCCGGGCAACATCGTTAATTACTAACTCTACTTTGGCTTCCACGGCCTCACGGTTATTAGTAACGGCTTTGTCAATGGCTCGAGGTTGCTCGCCTACCTCTTTGTTTAGGTTGGTAATAAACATGCTGTCAGTGTTACGCCCGGCATGGTCATAGATTGCGCCAGCTGCGTTGGCCTGTTGGATAACCATTAATTGGTATGGCTTGCTTCCATATACAACCTGTTCGGTATGGGTTGCCACGCCATCGGTAGTGCGGTTGTAATTTACGTAGCGCTCTTTGCTGGCGCGTACACCTACCTTTACCTTGAAACCTTTTTGCACCTGATCGGTACGCCATGACGTATTACGACCTTTAACTAGGTTGCCACGTCGCATACCGCTTAACGGCTCGCCAGTGCCTTTGCTGTTATCAAAACTGGCCACCATGCTGCGGGCCTCGGCCACAATTACTTGGCCCGTGCTTTGTATGTCTTTAGTAATCTGTTTTCTATAGGCAGGGTCAAAATCATTAAGCGCCTTTAGCGCCTCTTGAATGCCATCTACTTGGGG